CTTTAGATATTAGAGATTGGACATGCAATACTTGTAAAACTTTTCATGATAGAGATGTTAACGCAGCTCTCAATATTAGAAATGAAGGAATATCTGGCTATGGAGCGCAGTCGGATATAAAACAAAAACTAGGCGAGGCGTTGCTATTAAGTAAGTCTAAGACCCTAGAAACTGTTAATTAGACAGTAGTTCAATAGATGTAAGTTGTGTCTACTTGATTGTCCCAATATGACTTTATTTAAGGAGGATACATGAGTGTAATAATTAATAAAGAAAAATGTAATAGTTGTAATTTGTGTATATTGGCTTGTCCTAATATGGCTTTATCCATGGATAGCCCGGATGAAATAACCATTAATGAAATGTTTTGTACTCAAGAGGATGGCTGTACATCATGTGTTTCGTCATGTCCTGTTGAGGCCATAGAAATAACGGAGGATGGTTAATGGCAATAGTTTTTTCTCCCTTTCTAGGAAAAGGAGGTAGATTTCCTTTTTCTTTTGATAGTATAACAGGAGGAGTAAAAAAAGCTTCATCTGAGAATTATTATCTTGGTAATCCTAAAGTAGCAAGTAAAGATTTAGCGAAAATAAATGGTGCCTTAGATAATATTTTATCTACTGCTTTAGGTAACAGATTCTTTTTGCCATCTTTTGGAGCAAGAATAAACGAACTTTTGTTTGAGCCTAATGATGATATATTTGCAGACATGGTAAGAGTTTATATTGCAGAATCTTTGAGTAGGTGGGAGAAAAGAGTACAGTTATTATCTGTAGATATTTTAACAACTATTAATGATTTAAATCAATATACTTCAAAAATTGTTATAAACTATAAAGTTGTAAATACACAAATTACAGGAAATTTTGTATACCCTTTTGTTAGGAGATTATAGTCTATTATGGTCAGGATACCTTAGTAATATTAGATGTAAAATTGCTGAAATATAATCGTGGCTTTGAATTTATAGGAGGTATAGTATAATGAGTGAGTTAGTTACTGCTGTTGTTATGAAATGTAAAAAAGAAGATCAAGTTTCAGGAAAACCTTGGTGCATTTACACGCATCCTAAAACATCAAACACTCCTTGTAGTCCTCAGCCTAAAGGATTTCCAAAGCATTATGAGACTCAAAAAGACGCAGAGCACGGTGTTAAAATGATGAAAACCTTTGGAGAAACAGGATGGTTTACTGAAGTAGTTTTACCGGCTGTATATTTAAAATATGTTAAAAATCCTGATATTTTCAAAGATAAAGAAACATTCTTAGCAAGTTTTGACAGAGAAAATGAAGTAAAATCTTTTTTTGAAATGTATAAAGATAAAATAGATCTTGTAAAATATTGGGCTGAAAAATTTCATAATATAAAATTGAAGGCAGAATGTTTAAGAATAATAGGTAAATTAATAGAAAATAAATTTAAAAAAGAAGGAAAAATAATTTCTTCTATTTACAGAAAAATAAATGCACAAGCAACTGAAAAAATAATTGTTGACTATCTAATTAAACAAGAAAGTATGGCTTATGACAACGGAAATCCGTCTACAGAATATCCTGGTCCTTCTGGTTACTCTTGTCCTCCTAAATGTGGACGAAAGAGATCGGGTAGACCTAATCCTCCTTCTGGCTATCGTAGACAAACTGTGCATTTATGTCCGCATTGTCATTTAACTTTATTAAGGGATTACGATCAAAAAAAGCATAGTTGTAGATTTTGTGGTAAAAATCCAGCAAAAAAATTGTCTTTGCAACCTAAAGAGGATAAAGAGGGAGAAACAGTAGAAATTGTAAGGCAAAAAGGTTTGAAATAAAATGAAAAAGCGAGACTACAAAAAAGAATATAGAGATTTTCACGGCAAACGCGCACAGAAAAAGCGAAGGGCGGCGCGCAATGCTGCAAGGAAGAAAATGGAAAAATCCGGATCTGCAAGGAAAGGCGACGGGAAAGATGTACATCACAAAGATGGCAACCCAATGCATAATGGCAGAGGGAACCTTTCAATCACCACTCGATTATATAATAGGGGCAAGGCAAACAAAAAATGAATAGTATCTCTATTTTAAATATAATAAGGAGAAATAATGGATTTAGACGAAAATAATTTTGAAAAATATCTTAGAGGAGAAATGGGTATAGTAGATGATGATGCTACTGTTGATCTTACTCCAACTAAAGGAGATAGCTATGATCCTTTTGCTCTAATCAAAAGAGCTATAGATAGTGAATTTGACAGTTCTGTTTTTGAAACAATTGACGACTCAGATTTACCGTTAGCTAATAACTTTATGGAATTTTGTATTGGACATAAGTATCTTAACATAAGACCTTATCCTAAACAGTTAAAGTTCGGTCTAGAGTTTTTTGCTGATTATTGTCCTGATTGTTCTGATCCGGATATTATGGATGAATTATTTAATCAGTCTATGCAAGAGATTTCTGAGCGTGTTCAGTTATTACATAAAGGAAAATGTCCCAAATGTCATAAGACTAGATGTGAATTCGTTGAAGAAGAAAAATTGAATTTTTATAATGAATCAGCTGGATGTGCCGGTCAGCGTGGGGGAAAATCGACATTTGTTGCTATGTGTGCTGCTTATCAACTTCATAGATTCTTAAAAATACCTAATCCTAGTCATTATTTTGGGCTATTACGAAATCAAGCACTACATATGACTTTTGTAGCTATTACTTACGGACAGGCAGAAGATACTTTATGGCAGCCTTTCAGAAGTTTTTATGACGATTCTCCATGGTTTAAAGAATATAACAAAATGTTAGATTATTACGGAGGAAAATATGGAGTTTCTCTTTACGAAAATAAAAATACTTTTATATGGTACAACCATAAAAAATTAACTTGTTATGCAAGTGGCCCAGATAAAAGAAAACTAAGAGGTAGAACTAGATTCTTTTCAGCAGTCGATGAATTAGGCCACTTTCACGGTACGGAGAAAGCAATTAAGTTAAACGCAGATGAAGTATGTATCTCTTTAGAAAGATCTTTACGAACGTTAAGAAGTGCAGCAGAAATACGAAGAAAAAAATTTAATGATCCAAATGTACCAGATGCACTGTTTGTCAACGTAAGTAGTCCTAGTGCTGCTAACGATAAAATAATGAGACTTGTTAGAGAGCCTACTAAAACAAAATATACATTTCATATTCCTACATGGGAAATGAATCCTAATATTACACGAGAAAGTCTAGAGTCTGAATATATGAGTGATCCTATAGGAGCAGAGAGAGATTATGGTGCTTGTCCTCCTTTTAGTGATGCTCCTTATATTAGCAATCCTGAAGTTATAAAAGCAGTTGTAAATAGTTCTTTAAGAAATGCATGTAAATACATGACTGATGTAAGTCAGGACAAAACAGGAAATTTTGTAATAAAGGTAATAAAATTAAAACTAAACGAGTTAGATAAAAATATAAACTATATAATAGGTGTAGATACTGGACATACCAAAAATGCTTTTGCTATTGTCGTGCAGCATTACGATATAGCTCTTAAAACTGCTGTTGTAGATATGATCATAGAAGTTCGTCCTAGAGAGCATACTTCTGTTCATTTTCCTAGTATGTACGACAAAGTACTTCAACCTATTGTAGAACACGCAAACATAGGATTAGTTGTTTTTGATAAATGGAACACTATTAATTATGAACAAGAGCTTAGAGATAGAGGTACTGAGTCAGAAAGATACAGTTTAAAATCTGAGGATTTTGGTACAATACGTGGCTTACTTCTTAGTAGAAAAGTGATTATACCTAAACCAGAAATAGCTTTTGAAAAAATAGTAGATCCTAGTCAAGATTATCATCAATTAATTGAAAATAGACCTGTCACTCATTTTGTATATCAAATACTCTCAGTTAGAGATCTTGGTAGAACAGTTACTAAAGGAATAGGCGTAGATGATGATATATTCAGAGCATGGTGTTTAGGAGTTAAATTTCTTTATGATCCTAAATGGGAGAAAATATTCCATCGTCCTGCAAGCACAAAAAAAGCTAGTAGCTCTTTAGGTATAATTTACGGAAAATCAGGTGGAAGTTTTGGAATGTTAGGAAACAAAGTTCTTTTAAATTCTTCAGGTAATGTTTTAGGAATGATGAAATCAAAAGCAAGCAGTGTCTACAGTAGAAAAAAATAGGAGATAAAAAAAATGAAAAAATATTCTCTTTCAAAAGTAGTAAAATATGTTAATCGTTGTAATGATTTAAAATTAGAAGAAAGTGGTATTAAAAAAGTAGAAAAACAATTAATAGAAGCTGGCTTTTCTACTGTAACGCAAAATAGAATCAAAACAGTAGAAAAAGCTATTTTAGCTATATGTAAAAAGAGGTTTAATCCCTTAAAAGTTACTGCTGCGCACAAACTTCATGCAGATAGTTGTCCTTTATGTACTTCAAATGTTACTGCTCATTTAACTAATGTTAAGTTAGCAGATAACAGAGAAGCTAAATATTGTGTAGAACATAACGTAACTATTCCATGTTGCGTTGATTAAGGAGATTTTACATGTTCTTTAAATTTGACAGATATACACAAGGTAGCTTTGGCCCTCAGTTTAGAAACAAATTTCCTGTAATGACAAAAGCAGCTGCTGCTTCGTTTGGGACTAATTACAATCTAAACAGATTTAATACTAATACTGATGATCTTACAGCAGATTCTGTGTTGGAGGAATGGTTACCTAAGTCGCCTCAAATGATGAACAGATTGTATAGAAATATACATAAGTTCGACAGTGTAGCAGGCCCTGCTGTGGATTTAATAAGTATTATGCCTTTTAGTGACGTAACATTAGTAGGTGTAGATGATCCGGAAATTCTCAAAATATACGAACAAACTATGGCAGAACTTCATATAGAAACTCTTCTTCCAGAAATTGCTAATGAATATCTAGTAATAGGGAGAGTAATAGGAAGCCTTTTGTTTGATAAAACAAAAGGCATATGGACAGATATTATCATTCAAGATCCAGACTATTGTGAAGTAACAAATATACCTCTTAGAGGACACGATCCTAAAGTAGATTTAAAAATATCTAATGAATTTCGTGAGTTTTTAAAAAGCAAAGATCCGAGAGATGAATATGCTAAGAAAGATATTCCTCCAGAACTTATGAAACATTTAGACTCATCAGATATTCTTCCTCTTGATCCTATTAGTACACTATATCTTCCTAGAAAAACATATCCAGCAGATTACTGTGGGTCTTCAATATATTGTAGAATATTACCTTTTTACGCACTAGAAAAAACTTTGATTAACGGTACGCTTATAGGAGCTAAACGTAGACAAAGATCTATTTTACATGTTACCGTAGGTGAAACAGATGTATGGGAACCAGACGACTCTGATATCTCAACTATTGCTGGAATGTTTATGCAAGCTGACGAAGATCCGGTCGGTGCTATTGTAGCTACACGTAATGGAGTTACTTCAGAAGAAATACGATGCCTGGAAGGAAATACTTTAATATCTACAGATAAGGGTCTTATAAAAATACAAGAAATTATACCTAATTATAAATCTATTAAAGATCCTGTATCTTTACCTATTGATATTAAAGTTAAGGGTTTAGATGGTACGTATGTTAAAGCTGATAAATGGCAGTATCAAGGTATTAAACCTACTTTTAATTATTATACAAATTCTGGATATAAAATTAATTGTACAGAAAATCATAAATTTCTAACACTAGGAGAATTAGCTAGTTTAGATTTAGTTAGAGTGGGGGATATTAATAATTATATTTGTGTAGAAAATATTAAAAGTAATACTATTGATGAACAATTACCTTTAACAATAAATATTCCAAAAAACATTAATATGAATAGAAAAGCTAGTTATTCTATTACTATCCCTAAGTATATGACTCCAGAATTAGCTTATCTTTTTGGCATTACAATATCTGAGGGTTGGATAGGGGCATCTAGTATAGAAATAGGTAATACGGATATAGATATTTTAGAAAAAGCAAATATTTGTTTAAAAAAAGTTTTTAATAAAACTTCTAACATAAGAGAAAGTCGTCCTGAAGGTGTTTCTACTATTAAAGGAAAAACGTACAAAACAAAACGTGCATTTGTACTAGTTATTTGTAGTAAATTAATAATTAATATTTTTAATCAATTAGGAGTATTATCTACAGATTATATACGAGCTAAAAATAATGAAAATTCTCCCTCTTACTATAAAGAAGTTCCTTGGTCTATATTGCAAGCTGATCGTCAGAGTAAATTAGCTTTTTTAGCTGCTTATATAGATGGAGATGGTTCTATAATTGAGGCTTCTAATGAAACACATAAAGCGGTAGAACTTTGTTTTAATAGTACTTCTAAAAAAATATTAAATTCTATTAAAGTACTACTTTCTAGTATGGGATATTATTCTAAATTACAAGGAACTGCTGTAAGTGTAAGTACAAGTAATGGTTCAAGACTTTACAATGAATTATTTCCTTATCTTTCTTGTGAGCGTAAGAAAAAACATAAAGTGTGTGGATCGCCGAGAAATAGATCATGTGGTATTCCTTCCGATATTTTTGTTCCTGTTTTAGAAAGTAGGCAAGTAAAAAGACTTAAAAAGGGAACTTTATTTAAAAATGATAATGGAGACACAGTATTTATAGAAGGTGGATGGAAATATTTATTTAGACATTATATTCATAGCAAGTCCTATCTATCTTATGATTGTTATAGAGATGGAAAATATAAAAAAGAATTAGACGTAATTAAACAGGTTAGTAACAAGTTATATAATAATTTAATTAATCTTTTTGGTTTAGAATATAAATTTGAAAAAATTATTAAATGCACAGAAGGAAAAGAAGTACCTTGTTATGATATTTCTATAGAAGAAACTTCTCCTCCTGTTTTTGTTGCCAATGGTATTTTAGTTAAAAATTCCGGACAGGATTTTTGGAAAATATCTGATGAATGGGATTTTCTATCTACTGCTAAAATGAGAGCTTTAGGAATTGGGGAGGCATTTTTAAGTGGTGATGCCACTTATTCTAATATGGAAACTAGTCTTAGTGTTTTTGTTGAAATGCTTAGAGATTTTAGAGAAAATCTTGTAAGTAAAATATTTTATGAGACATTATTTCCTACACTTGCCAAAATACATGGGTTCAGAAAAAGAACACAGGCTGAGTTAGCACATGGTATACGTATAAATGGAAATACAGCAGATTCAAGTTTAATTATACCTCAAATTACTTTTCATAAACAGTTAAGACCTGAAGCAGATACAAACTATTTAGACGTTCTTACTACTATGGAAGAAAAAGGTATTCCAATTCCTTTAAGAACTTGGGCTTCAGCAGGTGGTTTAAAGCTTGAACGTATATTTGACATGAAAGACGAAGATGTTAAAAACAGAAAATATGTTAAAGAATGGAAAGACGAGATGAAAGATACAGGCGAAGAAGGTGAAGGTGAAGATGAAGAAGGTGAAGGTACCTGGGGTTCTGTAAAAATAGCTAGTTTAATTAAAAAATCTTTAGATACTTTACCTATATGGATTCACAATAAATTTTTAGATATTAGAAAAGATACCATGATTACTATTATTAAGTCGGATCATCCCAAAAATAAATTAATGTCTAAATTTAAAAACGATCCTAGAAAACTAGAACTTGCTAATTATATTCTCAGACGAATGGGAATAAATGATTTACCTTTTAATGTTTCTGTATGCAAAGAAATATCTGCTCATTTAAAAAAATGCTCTTCTTTGTTCTCAAAACAAAAAGTTAAAAATGAGTTTATTTTATTAAATAGAATGTTAAAAGAAACAAAAATAAATAAAGCTGAAGTCATTGATTATGCTAAAGAATTAGATGTTTCAAAAAATGTTAGTCCAGTAAAAAATTTGTATTCAGGTGTTAATTAGTTAATTTTTTGTTTGTTTTTATTCTATTTATTATTAGAAGAGAAACAATATGAAAGGTAGATTATGATAAAAGAAATTAAACAACTTTATAAAAAAGATAAGAAATTAGCTATAGAAGTAGCACAGGTACTAGGATATAAAATTAAAGCACGAAAGTACAATTTTAACAAGGATGTTATGCGAAAAATTGAAGATGCTTATTCTTTTACGGAACATGCCGTAGAAAGCTTATTTAATATTGTTAAATCCAAGGAAGTTGATTTTCCTGACAAATTTAAAAAATCATTTGTAGAAGCAGAAAAAAGTTTGTTGTTTCTAAGAAAAAATTTACCAAAGCATTATAAAGGATTAGCAAAAGATAAGGATTAAATATGGCAATTAAAAAACCAACATTAATAACAGGAAGTGTAACAAAAGCTATCGACACTTTTGAGGCTTTTAGAGAGTCAAGAAAGAATAATTTAATAGTGGCGTCGAACATTTATGCTTCGCAAAATAAAACAATTGATATTAGTTGGTTAAAAGCTGCTGCTCCTGTCTACAAGATATCGGATGACGTAAAAGATTATGTTATCCCGGTAATTCCTATAGTAACAAGTGATATTCCTAATAGGAATTTGCAAGCCTTTACTTTTGGAGAGTTATCTAAATTTGACTGGTTAAAAGGTCATATGATCTATCAAAGCTTTGTAGGAAAAATGACCTCAGCAGATCATGTTAATGATAATCCAGTTTATTCAAAAGGTGTTATTTTTGATGCAAGTATACAATATGTGCCTAAGTATAATGTATGGAAAGTTGTTTTACTTTGTGGGTACGATAGAACTAAAGATCCAGAGCTTGTTAAAGATATTCTTAATAAGAAAAGAACAGGTTATTCAATGGGTGCTTTAGTAGATGCCTTTAAATGTTCGGTTTGTGGCAAGGATCAACGATGCCGATGTGGAAAAGGAAATATAGTACACGGTGTTCTTGCTTATCAACAATGCTTTGGTGTTAATTTTATTGAAAGTAGTTCAGTTGAATCACCAGCAGATGTTACGGCGGAAGGCGAAAATTTATTTATATAGACTTTGTATTAGTATGAAGTTCAGTTTTATAATATGCAGAATTATTTAGTGATCCTCAAAAACGAAATGTAATGTAGGAGGTTAGTAATGAAAAATTTGAGTTTGGCACGTCAGCTAAGACAACAAAAGATTGCTGAAGCTTCGGGTAATGTTGTAGCTGCATACTTTGGCCCTGAAGTTGAAGCTGGTTATAGTTATGGTACTTATAAATGTTCAGCTTGTTCTTTTGAACAAACATCTAATAAAGGTGAAATGATCCACTGTGTAAATTGTGGGGCGGAAACTGATTTTACAGAAAAAATTTCTTTAAAAGAAGTTAAAAAAGCTGCAAATGAAACAGTAGAATTTATATGTACTACATGTGGTTCAAAAACTGTTTCTTCATCAAAAGAAGCAAAAAAAGAAAAAAGTATGTTTTGTCCTCAATGTGGTTCTTCAATGGAAACTGCAGATGAGAAAGAAGATTATATGGAAGATGAAGATGATGTTGATGTTGATGTAGATGTTGATACAGAAGAGGAAAATACAGAAGAGGAAAATACAGAAGAGGAAAATACAGAAGATGAAGAAGATATTGAAGTTGAAGAAATAGATAAAGAGGAAGTAATTGATAAAGATGTGGGCGATGATGTGGGCGACGATATGGATGAAGATGATATGGCTGAAGATATAGATATAGATATTGAAGAGTTAGAAGATGATGAAGAGGAAATTGATGAGGAAGATACTGAAGATGAGGGTGAAGGTGAAGAGGAAGATATTGAAGTTGTTGAAGAAGATACTGAAGAAGATACTGAAGAAGATATTGAAGAAGATATTGAAGTTATTGAAGATGATGAGGTAGATACTGAAGAAGAAGATGACGAGGCCGAGGCAGACGCTGTAGAAGATACCGAGGAAGATACTGAAGAAAATACTGAAGAAAATACTGAAGAAAATACTGAAGAAGATACTGAAGAAAAACCGGAAGAAGAAAAAATTAGTATTGAATACGTAACTGATTTAGAAGAAGCTTCTTACTCAGAGGATGACATTCAGATGGCTTTCTTTGATGGAGAAGATCCTTCTTGGACTGTTCTTGTAAAAGGTAGTCCTGTAGCAGTTATTAAATTATCAGATCAACCTCGTCCTGATGAAATTAGTGACCTTTTTACCAAAGATGATTATGCCCACAATGTAGCACAAGCTATGATTCAATGTGGAGCAAAAGAAGTTCTTAATCAAGTAAAAGCAAGATACTTTGTAAATAAAGTTGATGAATCTGCTATTGCTGCACGTATGGCTGATAAAGTACGAGCAGAAATGGAAGCTGAGTATCAAGGTAAATCTGCTTCTATGAGAGAAGAGTTTAAGTCCTGCATAGCTGTAGTATTAGCAGGAATGAATAAGAATTTCTTCAAAGACGTAGACAATCCTTTAAAGGGATCTTTATATAATAAAATGAAAGAAATCGGTGTAGCTAATCCAGATCAAATAATTGAAACTGCTTTTGCAGATGCTGCTGATCCTTATTTTGATATTGTATTAACTAAGGCTATTGATTTTATGAGTAAATCTCCTGAAGCACGAGAAGAGATTGCTAAAGCAATAGGCGGTTCTAATACAACAGCTATGACATCTATAGAAGATATTCCTGAAGGAAGACAAATATTACAAAGATTGGAAAAGAATAATGTTATTGTTAATGTAACAGGAAATACTGAGTTGGCTAAAAAATCGAAAAATACTATAAAAGAGAAATTACAACTTGGCAAATTTAATTTCTAAAACCTATTCAAGAAACGGAGGATTTTAACAATGTTAGATCTACAAAAATGTATTTTTTCAAGAGTTGATGAAGCTAATGTAGCTTCTGGAAGTACTGTAAGTGCTGAAGGTCGTGTTTTGGTGGCTGCGCTTGGAACTGATGGAGAAGAGTACGTAACTGAGAGTGCTGGTCTTGCAGCTACTGAGCTTTTTACTGGTATGAGTTATAATACCAACTTAACTGTTACCGCTTTCCCTAACGTAGAAACTGGAACTATTCCAGCAGCTTCCCCTTATACTATTCAATTAGTTAAAACTGCTATCGTAGCGGCTCAGATTAGAGTTTACGCTATTCTTTCAGGTGAGTTAACTGAGAATACTGTTACTCCTACTGTTCCTGCTGCCGGTGAATTCGGTTGTATTGATGCTACTGGTCTTTTGTATTTTAATGTAGCACAAGCAACAGAAACTGTTGTTATTTATTATCAATATTCACCTACTACTTTAGAAGCAAAAACTAGATGGTTCGAGGCTGGTATTAATGTTAACTCTGGTGGAACTTTTAATCAGATAGGCGTTATTAAACCACCTTGTATTATCTATACAAGTGAATATGATGCACAGATTGATTGGTCTGCTACAACTGGTATTAAAACTGGAGTTGGTGGAAAGTTAGAAAATCAAACTGGTTCTGGTACTCCTTTAGCTCATGCTAGAGTTGTACATGTACCAGATACAGATAATGTATTCTTAGGTATTGAACTCTTAGCACTGTAAATATTGAATAATGTTGAGGGCAGATAGCTGCCCTCAATTATTCCTAAAGATTACGAGGAATGTTTATGAAAAATGAACTAAGATCACTTTACAAAAAAGATAAGAAATTAGCTATTGAAGCAGCTAAAGTTCTGGGATATAAAATTAATGTTAAATCTGCAAAGAAAGATGAAAAAAAGAAGAAAGTTGAAAAAACCCAAAAGGATGTTGAAAAGAGTTGGCGCAGAAAAATAAAAGATGATATGAAAGACATTGGAAAGGTACTGGCAACTTTAAAAACACCAGATAATTTTGATGATATGGTTATCTATCTGAAAAATTTAAGAGAAACTTCTCAGCAGTTAGCTTCAACAGTAAAGAAAATCAGAGCCAATAAATTTTTCCGAAAGATGTTAGTATAAAATATGAAAAATATAGTTAAACAGCTTTATAAAAAAGATCCAAAGTTAGCGTTAAAAGTAGCTAAAGTAACGGAAGCAAAATCCCTAGATGAAGTAGTTAATTTTCTAAGTAAGAATTTGTTTAATTATATAAACAATTATGCTAACAAACAAGGCTACAGATTTAAAATATCCGCGCCTGATTTTGAAAAATATATAAACAATATTTTAGTAACTAAACTCAAGTAGTTTTTTAATTAAACAGTCTTATAGTCTTACAGTTTTACAGACTAATAGGTTTAATATGTGTGGTATTTGATTAAACGTGTTTTTGAAAGGAGATATTCACAATGCGAAATCCTTATATTAAAAATGAATCTAGCAGTAGACTAGTTATGGCTGGCAGTAATACACCTGCTGAATTAGAACTTAGATTGAATAGTTCGAGTGAAAGAGCTGTTGCCTCTAATGGTGAGTTGAATGCAAGTGGCAAAAAAGATCTTATGCATCAAATCGGTGGTTTAGTAGAAGCTTTTACTACTGGAAAAGTTAATCGACAAACAACTATGCCTGAAGAGGTTATTGCTGCTCGTAAGAAACTTGTTCAAGAAGCAATAGCGGATAAATCCGGACAAGCCTGGAAAGTGTTGGGCGAAGTTATCGGTGACGAAGTATGGTTGAGTCTTAAGAGAGAAGGTTTTGCTCGTAAGACTATGTTATATAAACCTCTCGGAAGAAACGAGATCGGTAGAATCAGAGTACGTCAGAAGGACGTAAGGGGCTTTATGGCCACTACACCTTCTGGTAGACCACAGTCTGTTATCAGACAATCCTGGATTTACCCACCTGAATTCTATCTCAGTGCAAGTCCTATCATAGAAATCAAAGAGTTAGAATCTGCTGCTGGCGATTTACTCGAAGAGAAATATGAAGATGCACTTGAACAAATCATGGTCGCTGAAGATCGTGTATGGAAAACATTGGCTGATACAGCAGCTTCAGTAAGTAATACATTGACATATTTTAACGCTCTTACTCCTACAGTTTTTTCTAGTTTAAGAACTCAAATCTCAAAATGGCATATCCCAGTTACTCAATGCTTGTTAGCTTTCTCACTTTGGGATGATATAATTGCTGCTACTGATTTTTCTGCATGGTTTGATCCAGTCTCTAAATATGCCCTTATTACTGAAGGTTACCTTGGAGATATCTTAGGTGTTTCTATACATTCTGATGCTTTTAGAGATCCTGCATTGAAAGTTTTGCTTGACGGCGAAATTTATATGTGCGGTCCTCCACAAATGTTTGGTGCTATCACCCAACGTGCAGAGTTAACAGCAGAACCTATTGATAAGTTTGACAATGCTCAACCATATAGAGGTTGGTATATGTATTGTTGTGAGGGTATGTCCCTTGTTAACAGCAGAGCCGTTACCAAAGGTAGTAGAAATAGCTAATAGTTGTTAATTTATAGAGAATACAGGGAACAAGTCCCTGTATTCTCTTATTTATACTAGGAGACTAAAAATATGAAAGCTGCAAAACTTCTGCTTCTGGCTTATAGAAGCTACAAGAAAGGGCTAACACCTATCGCAGAGAAAATTTTTGCAGAAGCTATGAATGACGAAACTGCTCCTGATTTAATGGAGAAGCTGTACGCTTTAGAAGCTGAGAATGTTAAAGAACCTGATACTGATGAAAAACCCAGAGATGTTGAAATTAATATAAATGATGATGACACAGGCGTAGACAATGTTGAAGATACTACTGAAAACGAAGAAAATGAAGATGCAAAAAATATTAAGCCTGAAGACGAAACTCTGGAAGAAGTTATATCTGAGGATGAAAACTTAAATGACGTATTATCAGACACTCAAGTCGCTCAACTTAAAGCAATAGCAAATTTAATAGCTTCTAAAAATGCTTCTGACCTAGCTAATAAAATTTTAGCTATGATTAAAAAGAAATAATTAAAAAAACATTACGAGTATAATTGTTTGAATACATTAAAGTTATATTCGTAATGTTTTTCATTATTTAGCTATAAAATAATCTATTTAATTATAGAAGGATACTATATGACTTAAAAGATTTAAACCAATAACACATAATAGAAGGAGAAACCTCTATGAATGAATCCTTAAATAAAAAATCTTTACAAGCCTTTCAAGACTCATCAAGTCTTGTTTCCTCTAACGACCAACTCCCCCCATTTAAAGACGATAAAGCGTTTGAAAAAATGCATCATATCTTAAGTAATAATCAAATAGACATTCTTAAAAAAATGAAAGACAATCTGTTAGTTCATTATGAAACAGGTCAGGTATTTAGATCTGAAGTAGAAATGCGTTTTTCTGTACTTAATGATACTAAATTCCCTACCGCAGACGCAAAGTACTGGCAAGCTGTTCGTGAGCAAAATGTTCATTTTACAAACTTAATTATTCTAGGTTATGAGTACGATACGGAACAGATTAAAATTAAAAATATTTGTGATCTTATTAAAAAGAATCAGATAAAACAAAAAAGACTCGACAGAGACCTTGTTAATTTAAGACAATTAAAAAATGAAAAAGATGAGTTAGATGTAGAATCTCTTGAATTGGATATCGAACTTTTGCAAAATAAAATAGATACTTTAAATGTAGAATCAGAGAAATTATCTTTCTTTCAGGCAGAAAGGAAAAAAGTATCTTATAATAGATGGAGAGAAGTTGTCACCTGGGAAAAGATTATATTTGAAATTAAACCGAGTATGAAATATGGAATATTATCTTATGAGCATCATCAACCAGGATCGTATGCAAGACGTATGGAAAAACAAGTACAGATTATGAAAAAATCTGGGGCTAAAGGATCACCTTCTGAGGCTATAAATATTACTTCTCAAAATAACATGATAAAGAAACTTATTAATAATGGTGTGTTAAGACCAGACAGAGAATTACCTATTGATAGAGCTGTAAGAGAAGTAGTTGGTAATATAGATTCCGGAAAAAACTATATAAATAATAGTGATAGTTATGTAGCTAGCGGTAAAGAAGAACCTTTACTGGAAAACAAGCAATATATAAATGACAATCTTGATGAAATATTTACACCTCCTGCAAATAATAAGCCTGCTCCTATTCCTGCAAACAATCCAGCTCCGGCAAATAAGCCAGTAGATCAGCATCCTTTAGTTGAAGAAATATTAGACAAAAAGGAGGATGAGGAGCAAGTTTATAATCCACAGGTTCCTCAATAATATGTACAGACATGTAAATATTAATAAAATATTAAATATTAAATATTATACCAAAATTCCCATAGATACTTTTAAAAGATTTTCTCTTCCCGCAAACGATAACCTTATGAGAAAAGGAGATTTGTTTCGACTTACTTATATGAGTATAGCAGAAAAGGGGTTACTAGACCCCTTTCTCTGTTATGATATAGTCAATGTTAATCTAGATAATCCACCTATATATAAAAGAAGAAAAATATACGGAGCATTAATTCTTCGAGGAAATATCAGGTGGTTAGTATGTAAAGATTTAGATATTAAAACTGTAAATGCTGTAGTTGCTACAATGGATCACGGACAAAATGGAAAAAATCTTTTTACGGGTACTAATTTTACATATACAGAGGTTTGTGATTTACTTACAAATGAGGACGTAAATTCCTGCTATAAAAATTATAATCCAAATACTCAAATTAAAAAAAATTATTTAAAAATGAGTATCCCCTCCTTATCTTCTGTAGAATCTTACGGTGTAAGTAACAATCAAGAAATTATTGATCAATATGATTCCACAGTCATATCTTCCAATATTGATTATGTGAAGTTTCAGTTGTCTTTATGCAAAGTTTAAAACTTAATATTGGTGCAAGAGATCATATTTTAAAAAGTTATCATAATATTGATATTCGTTATCTTTCAGGATTAACAATTATTGCAGATGTTGAAAGTCTTCCTTACGCATCAGATACAGTAGATGAAATCTTAGCTTTAGATGTGTATGAGCATATTTCTTATCACAAATCAAAAAAGCTACTTAAGCACTGGGTTTCACTTTTAAAGCCAGGAGGGTTATTAAGAATTCAAGCACCTTGTCTTGATAATGTAATCTCTTATATAAAAGATGCAATTCTTTCTATAAATCCTAATTATATAATAACAGTAGAAGACGGATATTTTAAAAAAGACGTAGTAGGAGCAGTTAAATGAGTAGCTGGACAATAGTTCACAGTTTGAATACAGCTCGTTGGGATTTAGCAGGTGCAGGTACTCAGATAGCTGCGTTATCTTTTGGTGGAAATACAGGCAGTCCTAGTGCAGAAACTGAAGAGTACGATGGAACATCTTGGGTAGCTTCTAATGGTCTAAACACAGCTCGTTACAGTTTAGCAGGTGCAGGTACTCAGATAGCTGCGTTATCTTTTGGTGGAGATGCTGGTATTAGTGCAGTAACTGAAGAGTACAATGGAACATCTTGGACTACAGTTAATAGTTTAAATACGGCTCGTTATGCTTTAACAGGTGCAGGTACTCAGATAGCTGGTTTATCTTTTGGTGGAAATACAGGCAGTCCTAGTGCAGTAACTGAAGAGTACGATGGAATATCTTGGACAACGGTTAATGGTCTAAACACAGCTCGTAGTGGTTTAGCTGGTGCAGGTACTCAGATAGCTGCGTTATCTTTTGGGGGTTTTACAGGTCCTAGTGCAGTAACTGAAGAGTACGATGGAACATCTTGGACTACAGTTAATAGTTTAAATACGGCTCGTTATGGTTTAGCCGGTGCGGGTACTCAGATAGCTGGTTTATCTTTTGGTGGTTGGGATATTGATTATAGTGCAGTAACTGAAGAATACGATGGAACATCTTGGACAGCAGGTGGTAATCTTAATACAGCTCGTCAGGCTTTAGATGGTGCGGGTACTCAGAGTGCTGCGTTATCTTTTGGGGGTTATACTGCTGCAGTAACTGAAGAGTATGGTAAAAATCTAACAACATCTTCAACGAGCACTTCAACGAGTACTTCAACGAGTACTTCGACATCTTCCTCTACGGCTTCAAGTACCTCAAGTACCTCAAGTACCTCAAGCACTTCGACATCTTCCTCTACGGCTTCAAGTACCTCAAGTACCTCAAGTACCTCAAGCACCTCAAGCACTTCGACATCTTCATCTACGGCATCGAGCACTTCAAGCACTTCGACATCTTCATCTACGGCATCGAGCACTTCAAGCACTTCGACATCTTCCTCTACGGCTTCAAGCACCTCAAGCACCTCGACATCTTCATCTACGGCATCAAGTACCTCAAGTACTTCATCTACGGCCTCAAGCACATCAAGCACTTCGACATCTTCATCTACGGCATCAAGTACCTCAAGTACCTCAAGCACTTCTTCATCTTCCTCTACGGCTTCAAGCACTTCCAGCACCTCAAGCACCTCAACATCTTCCTCTACGGCATCAAGCACTTCCAGTACCTCAAGCACTTCTTCATCTTCCTCTACGGCTTCAAGCACCTCATCAACTTCTTCTACTTACCCCTACTACATAGCATATTCTAATCAAATT